ACCACCCCTCTTATATTGGCGGGAGCCGTGATAGGGGGAAGTATCCGCAAGGGTATGGAAGCCGACCTACAACAAGCTAATATCACCACTTTGCTTCGTGGCGATGTAGAAAAAGCTAAAGCCTTATATGCCCAGCTATCTGATTATGGGGTAAAAACACCCTACGACAAGGCGGGACTTATTGAAGCACAGAAGACGATGATGTCCTTCGGGCTTTCCTCTGAGTTTGCTTTTGGCAAGCTCAAGAACATCGGCGATATTGCTATGGGTGATTCCCAAAAAATGAAGAGCTTATCACTTGCTTTTGCACAGGCTACTTCGGCAGGCAAGTTACAGGGGCAGGACTTAATGCAGATGATAAACGCGGGCTTCAACCCCTTGCAGGTGATTAGCGAGCGTACGGGCGAGAGTATGGCACAGCTCAAAGAACGAATGAGCAAAGGAGGTATTTCGGCTCAGGAACTCGCACAAGCCTTTGAATGGGCAACCGATAAACAAGGGCTATTCTACCAAGGTGCAGAAAAGGCGGGGCAAACCCTCAGCGGTAAGTTCAACAAGATGATGGACTCTATCACCGAACTTGCTCTAAAAGTGTACGAGGCTATTAGCCCTATACTTGGTCCCTTGGTAGACCTTATGGCAGTTATATTTTCAAGCATAGGAGGAGGTATAGGCTGGCTCATTCAGAAGTTTCAAGAGGCTAACCCTGTGGTGCTTCTCGTTGCAGGAGCTATAGGTATCTACGCAACAGCTATGATACTACACAACACCTATACAGCTATTGCTACCGCTTGGCAACATAGGCTCACCTGGGCAGTGATTAAGACAAACCTTGCTTTTTTAGCCAATCCCATTACGTGGATAATAGCGGGTATTATAGCCCTTATTGCTATCATCACTTATTGCATTGTAGGCGTAAGTGGTTGGGGCAAAGCGTGGGATAACACTGTACAAGGTATGAAGTATATATGGGAAGCCTTTATACTCACCTATAAAGCTCATTGGAATACAGCTGTTAATGCTTTTATGGCAGGTATAGATGCCTGTAAGCTTGCCTGGTATAAATTCAAAGAAGCGGTTGGTTTAGGCGATAGTTCTGAGAACCAAGCGATGATTGCCAAGATACAAAACGACTTGCAAGAGCGCGCTAAATCGGTAACTGAAGGATATAAGAAGGCAGGCGAGGCAGGGGCTAAAGCTAAAGAAGCCTTTGGCAAAATAGGGGACTCTTTAGAGTTCAAGAGCTTTAAGGAGGTAAAAGACGGACTAATGGGCAAGCTGGGTATGAAAACCGAAAGTACTCCCGCACCAGGGATAAGTCCTATTACGGGAGAAACTACAGCCACCACGGGAGAAGGCACTAAAACCAAGGACAATATTGTATCAGGAGGCACCCGACAAACGCATATCAATATACAGATAGGCAATGTAGGCACTGATACTAAGGTATATGTTTCCTCTGTACGTGAAGGAGTAGAGAACTTTGGAGCAATGGTCAAGGAGGAACTTCTTAGGGCTATCAATAGTATAAACCAAATGCAGACAGCTTAATGAAAGATATACTAATAGATGAGGAAAACGATTTGCGCCTATTAGCAGGTGATTTTGAGGTGGGGTACTCTGATGACCAACAGCAAAAGGCTATCCTTACTACTGAGAAGGGTGAATGGAAAGAGCACCCCGAAGTAGGGGTAGGCATCGCCCAAATGCTCGCCGATGACCTCTATACCGAAGTACTCATTGAAATAAAAAAACAGTTGGAGTATGACGGTATGCAGATTAACGATGTAGCCCTACAAGAGGACGGCAAATTACTAATTGATGGACAATATAATTAAACTATGGCACTAAACAAACAAGCCCTTCAACAAGGCATTATTGCCCTACAGCAGGATATGCAACGCAAAACCGAACCGAGTATGGAGGAATATGCCGAACGCTTAGCCTCTCTTATTGATGCATTCGTCAAGAGTGGCGAGGTAACCGTAGCCGCAGGTATATCCGTAAGCACGGCAGGAACAGCCACCGCCCAAACTGGTGCTACAACAAGTGTGGGCAAGGGCTCAATTAGCTAAAAACAAAATAATAATATGACAAAACTCAACTACATCTTACAAGGATTTGGCTTTAGGGACTCTCACGACTTCCTGCAATCATCCTTTGGTCACACTTTTTCAATGCTATTTATCAAAATGGACGTTATACTATCATTACTATTTGCCACCGTGCACTTCTTATTTGGTTTTAACCATTTATTCCTAACTGCTTATGTAGTGCTACTTATCTTTGAGTGGATCACGGGGGTACAAGCCTCCCGAAAGAGGGGCGAGAAGCACGAGAGTCGTAAGTTTGGGCGTATGTTGTTGAAGATAGCCACCTATCTTGTGCCTATCTATATACTGCATACCTTCTCGGCTAATGTAGAGTTTCCAAGTCTTGGCGGTTTTGAGTTCGACCCCTTTCACTGGCTCTATTGGGTAATGCTCATCGCCATTATATGGCAATTAGTAGTGAGCCTCTTAGAGAACTTAGACAGCTTAGGCTTTCGATTTGCAAAGGTGCTACTCAAGATTATTAATAAGAAGTTTTACAAAACCTTTGAATTAGATGAGTGCGAGCCACACAAGCAATTAAATAACCAAGATAATGCAGATAACAGTCCTACATAATCAGTCGCTCCTCGACCTCGCCCTACAGCATACGGGTACTATTGAGAGCGTCTTTGAATTGGCTAAAGATAACGCCCTCAACATCACCGATGAGGTAGTGGCAGGCAATACCTTAGTACTACCCGCAGAAGCGTTCACTAACAAAGATATATTAGCCTACTACACTGCAAAGAACTTACAGCCAGCAACCGCCTTTTCTAAGGAAGATGAGCAAGTAGCTAAACGCCTTGAGGGTATTAGTATATGGGCGATTAACTTAGATTTTATAGTAAGTAAAGAATAACTATGGCACGAAGCATTCAAGAGATACAAAACCTTATCCTGCAAGCCAAAGCACAAGAGCCCGCATTGGAAAGCCTCAATAGCACTTCCAAAGTAGCGATTTGGCGCTTGTGGGTCTATATTATAGCGGTGGCTATATGGAGCTTAGAGAAGCTGTTCGACCAGCACAGGGCAGATATTGACAAACGTTTGGCAGAACTCAAACCACATACGGCACGTTGGTATCGTAGCAAAGCCCTTGCCTTTCAATACGGCTTTGACCTATTGCCCGACAGCGATACCTTCAATAACCAAGGGCATACAGAGGAAGCCATAGATGCAAGTAAGATAGTAAAATATTCTGCCGTAATAGAAAGCAAAAACGAAGGTAGGCTTATAGTAAAAATAGCAGGAGAACAGGGTGAACAATTGCAACCAATCACCGATGCTCAAAAGCAAGCCTTTGAAGCCTACTTGCAGGAAATAAAAGATGCAGGCGTACGCCTATCGGTAGTGAACTACCAACCCGATGTGCTGCACTTGCAAATGAAGATCGTCTATGACCCGCTTGTATTAGATAGCAACGGACAAAGTATCCTACACGCTACACACCCAGTAGAAGAGGCTATAAAAAGCTATTTAAAACGCCTGCCTTTTAATGGTGAACTTGTATTAGCACACCTTATTGATGCACTGCAACAAGCAGAGGGAGTGAAGATACCACACTTGGTATTGGCACAAAGTAAGAACATCACCAGCGGTGGAGGCTACGGAGCATTTGAAACGATAGATATAAGCAAGATACCCACCGCGGGCTATTTTACCATTGATAACTTTAACGATATAACCTACGTTAGCAATGTATAACCTTAATATCGACAAACTACTTGTACTGCTTACCCCCACTTTTTTGCGAAAGCCAAAGTTGGTGGCGTGGTTAAGAATGCTGGCAACGCCATTTCACAAACTGCTGTACGACTTTCAGCGAACCAGCCAAGACAACTTGTACAACTTGGCTCACAACAGCCAAGTATGCTATTTGCGCAAGGCACTCAATGATGAGTTTGATGACGAGCAGCGGCGTATCCGTATTGAGGACGGCAAGCAGAAACAAAGGTTGTATATCTACCCTCGCAGTGCCAACAAACCCCTATATTTAGGCGAAATCTTCCTCTATCAACGAGGCGACTATATCGACGGCGGAGTAGATTTTATAGTAGTCCTTCCCAAGGACTTAACATACGACAAATATAAACTTGAAGCCCTCGTGAACTTCTACAAGCTCGCAGGCAAAAGATGGACAATAGAAACTAAATAATATGAATAAGCTACATACAGAACACAACGAAGGCTACCCTTTTGATGTTGGGTTTCTCGCCTTTATGCAAACCACTTACAGCCTATTTAACCACTTCGGACACCTTGCAGGCAATAAGGTTATTATATCAGGGTGCGAGGAGATAGGCAACACCATCACCCCTGGCACTGTCTTTATCAACGGAGAACTTTTTCCCTTTGAAGGAGGAGCCAAAGACGATACAGTATGGATAAAAGAAGATACTACACAAGCAACCTTTCAAGACGGCTTTTCTCGCACTTTAGAAACCGTGCGTACCGTTGTTTTTGGTCGCTCTACTCCTGAGAAGACTTACAATTGGGAAGACTTTCAACGCATTACTAATCTACAAGATTTAGGCAAAAATAAAACAGATAACAGTGAGACTAAAAAACTTATCAAGCGTATTGAAATACTCGAAAAACAGAAGCAAGCCATACCCGTTGGACTCATCGCTATTTGGGGCAAGCCTGCTAACCAGATACCCGAAGGCTGGCGTGAGTACACCGACCTGCGAGGTAGAATGCCCGTTGGCTTAGACCCTTACTATCATAAAACTAATGATGATGCTCAAGACTATCAGCTCAATAGCCTACTGAAGCAAGGTGGCGAACGCTCTCACAAACTCACCGAAGCCGAAATGCCTTCGCATAGTCACAAATTACACTATCGAGAAACACAAGATGATGCAGGAAATGGAAGCGATGGAAGAGAGCTCTCAACGGGTACGAGTCATAGTACAGATGTAACCAAAACAGGTGGCGACCAGCCTCATAACAATATGCCCCCTTACCACGTGGTACAATTCATTGAGTATATAGGCTTTAACTAATAAGTAATAACTTAATATTTTTAGTAATATGACACCAAAAAAAACATTAAAAAAGTGGTTTTCTAACTTAATGAAACCCGCACAAGAACATTTCGCTGCTTGGATTGACAGCTATTGGCACAAAAGCGAACAAATTCCAATGAGCAATATCGAGGGACTTCCCCGTGCCATTGAGAACACCGCCTCAGCATGGCAGCTGCTCAATCACATCAATGATACCAATGCCCACCGCACCTTATTCGACAAAAAGGTAGACAAAGAAGAGGGTAAAGGCTTGTCGGCTAACGACTTCACTAACGACCACAAGCAGAAGTTAGAGGACTTGCAGCCTACTGACACTTCGGGATTGTTACCTAAAGGGGGATATGATGGTACGGGACAACATCTTAAAGAGGCTATTGACGGACTGCAAAGCAAAATGGAACAAGTGGAATCTACCCTAAGCGTAGACGACACCTCTCTTGACACTCTTCAAGAAATTGTTAGCCAAGTAAAGGATAACAAAAACTTGGAAACCTTGCTAATCAGCAAAGTAGACAAAGAAGACGGCAAAGGCTTGTCGGCAAATGACTTCACCAACGAGCACAAGGATAAGTTAGAGGGCTTGCAGCCTACTGACACTTCGGGCTTATTGCCAAAAGGCGGCTATGATGGCACAGGGCAAGAACTGAAAGAGGCTATTGATGGCTTGCAAACCAAAATGCAACAAGTAGAAACTACCTTAAGTGTAGACGACACCTCCCTTGATACTCTTCAAGAAATTGTTAACCAAGTAAAGGATAACAAGGATTTGGCAACAATAATAAATGGGAAAATGGATAAAGACGAATTTTTTGAAAAATTAAAACAACTCGTTAGTTTTTTTGAAAATTCACAGATATCCATATCTAATCCTTTAGGCAGGATGGATATTTCCTCTAAATCTCTATACATCCACTCAAGTGAGGAACTTCTCAATTTTTTTGGAAAAGGAGTTGATATAGTATCTGGAGTTAATATTGCCTTAGAAACCAATCAGGGTATCTATTTAAGAGGTAGTTTCGGACAAGGAATTGTACAATTCTTTGATGTTTATGCTCAAGATGTAAATTTCCGTGGTGATGATTCAATGAATGCTAATATATCTGGATATAAAACAATATCATTAACTGCGCAGGATAGTATAAATTTTAATGCGCAAACGGTAAGGGTTAATGGAAATAGCTTGACTACTTTATTTGAAGACTTTCAGAATCTGTTTAATAAAGTAGGCGATTTAGAAAGTAGGATTTCATTATTAGAGAATCGCCCAGCTGGTTATCCTTAAAATCTAAAAGAATATGAAAAAATATATGCGAAAACACATCATCAAACTATTTGCACTCAGTTATATAGTGCCATTTGCAGGTAAAATAAGAAGTTTTACCCGTTCTGCCAACATTATATTACCCTTAATACTCATTGGAGGACTTATTGTTTGTGCCGAGCTTTATAGCTGGCTATACATACTCTTGCCCTTGCTTGCAGTAGCTTGTTTCTTTGGCTTTGGGTACTTTCACTTTTGCCCACTTACAGACAAAGACTTTCCCCTGCTTGACGATACCCAACGTTGGCAGTATGAAGCCTTTCAAAGGTGTGTAACTCCAGAGCCTAAAAGCTACAATGCCCAATGGGTATTATGGGTAAACCCTTTGGCAATAACCATAACCCTTACTATATTATTCACCTTAATACTCTAATAACCCAATGAAAAAAAGTACACGCAACATCCGCTACCTCGTAGTACACTGCTCCGCTACACCAGAGGGCAGAGACCAAACCGTCAAAGATATCGACCTATGGCACAAACAAAGAGGTTTTAATGAGATAGGTTACAACTACATTGTACGCCTCGACGGCACGGTTGAAGAGGGCAGAGACGTGAACAAGATACCTGCCCACGTAGAAGGACACAATAAGGACAGCATCGGTATCTGTTATATTGGAGGGATAGATAAAAATACTCTCCAACCCAAAGACACCCGTACGCAAGCCCAAAAAGAATCCTTAAAGAAGCTCCTAAAAGAGTTAAAGGCTTTGTACCCACAAGCCGATATTTTAGGACACCGAGACTTCCCAGGAGTAGCCAAAGCCTGCCCTTGTTTTAACGCTAAAGACGAATACAAAAACATTAGCAAATGAGAAAATTAACCCTATTATTATTGGCGTTCCTCGCATTAGTAGGTTGCCGCACTCGCAAGGTCACCTCTACCGAACAACGTCACGCCCAGAAAGAGCATTTTATCCATTACAAGGATAGTTCACAGCTTTTTGCCTATGAAGGTCGCAAAACAGACTTGTCCCACCAGTCCGACCAGTCCTTTGAACTCGAACTCGAAAGCCTCACCGATAGTGTAGGCAAACCACGTGAACTTATCTACACCCGCATTCGTGACGGCGATAATGAAGTTATAAGAGTACTCAACGGAAAGGTAAAGATTAAAGCTACCAACACCCATTCTAAGAGCCTACAGCAGGCTGACAGTACCCTTTTATATAATACGAAGATACAGACAAAAACCGAAGCGCAAAAGCACAAATATACCCAACACAAACAAGTGAACAAACAAGTGAAAAGTAGCCCCGTAAGGCATACCCTTTGGCTCTTGCTACTACTCGCCTTGTTAGTCTATATATGTTGGAAATACAAGCCGTTTCGGTGGAAGATTTAATAAGAATTTAAACAGCTTTTAAAACGCTTTTAAAGCACTGCTAAAATAGGAGGACAAGCAGTATAAAAAATGTCCTCCGCTTTTCCACTAAAGTTCCCCAACTTATTCATAGAAACATCAGCACGCTGACGCAGAAGACATATTG